ATGAGAAGCAGAAGAAACAACACGACCCTGACCCGAAAGGTGGACAAGTGGAACGCCCGAAAGGTGTGGCTCATTAAACGCTACGCCGACGGCCACTATGCCATCAATCAAGAAGTCGGCGGTCGTGTTTTTTATTCCCGCTTCCAGCGAGCCACGAAGGCACAGATCGCCGCGATCTTCGCCTACTGCTGAAAGGAGGCGATCACATGAACATCGCACCGAAGTTCGACGCCTCGCTGCTCTGCCGGGCCTCGTTCCCGGCCGAGCTGGAGGACGGCGGCGCCCGCTGCATCGTGGAGGTGACGGTCTACCGGCTGAACGCCGTGGCCGTCAACACCTTCCTGCTGGACGGGCCTGATCCGTTGCGGCGGCATCTCGGGATCCCCGAGGCCGACACCTACATCACCAAGCACGACATCGACGACCTCGTCACGGTCGTCCGCATCATCAGAGAGGAGGCGCCAGCATGGCAGCATTGAAAGAGATCGCCCGGGAGTACGCCAGCGAGATCCGCGACGGGATCGGCTGGGTGATCGTCTACCGCACCGGCCGCTCGTGGCACGCCCTGACCGTCTGGAGCGATCTCGGCAACAACGAGTGGGAGACGGACGACATCAACGACGCCCTCGAGGCCCTGCGGCTCGATCCCCGGGCCGTGGCGCTGAATGGCTACTATCTCGGCCGCTTCGGCGACATGACCATCGACGACATCGCCACCGGCATCCGCTGGCACTACGAGCGGGGCACCAACGCCCTCGCCGACGATGACACCCTCGCGCAGGCCCGGGCCGACATCGAGGCGGCCCGGCAGCAGGCCGCCGAGGCCGGCCTTCCCTTCAGCGAGCGGCTGGTCGAGGGCCCGGAGGACGAGCCTGACCTCCACATCTACGACGGCAGCATGACCGTCGCCGACTACGAGGCCGCACAGCGGGCCAGAGACGACCACGCTGCCCTCGTCGAGGTCACGGCCAGCCACTACCCCAACGCCACCGAGGAGACCATCGAGCGCATCGCGGAGACCTCCAGCAGAATGAAGCTCAGCCCGGAGACCGTGCAGCGGATCCTCGACGCCTTCGGCAAGATCGCGGAGGCCATCAAGGCGCTCGGCGAGTGGGCCGCTCAGACCATCAGGGTGCTCGCGGACTTCTTCACCAAGTCACTCGACGACTTCCTGCTGCGCCGGGCGCCGCCCAAGTGGCGCCACTACGCGCTCCACGCCAAGCGGGCCAGAGTTCGCAAGAAGTACAGAAACAGGATCCGGCGGGCCTTCTTCGCTTCGCTGGCATCAGAAGGAGGTGGAAGCTCATGACAGCCAAGTGCGTCGGCTGTGGGCTCGACTGGAATGTGAGTATATACCAGAAGATCCCCCGCACCGGCTACATCTGCCCGCGCTGTGAGAGCCGGCTCCGTGCCGGCGAGACTTTGCCAAACATACAGGCCAGCCAGAAGGCACGGCCTCAAAGAACGAAAGGAGCAACCACATGAAAAAGATCGCACTCAAGAACGCCGCCCGCGGCACCATCTTCCTCTATGCCGGAGAGAAGTGGATCGCGCTGGAGCACGAGGCAGCCGGCCGGACTCTCTGCCTGCGCCTCGACCTGATCCCGAACAAGCCCTTCGACGAGGACAACCGCAACAACTTCGCCATCTCCAGCAGCAAAGAGTGGATGAACGGCCATTACCTCGACAACCTGATCGAAGCAGCCCCGGGCCCGCACGCCTTCCTCACCACTGAGCTCGACCTGACGGCCGACGACGGCCTGAAGGACTACGGCACCTGCACCGTCACCATCTTCTCGCTGACTGTCGACCAGTACCGGCGCAACCGCGATGTCATCCCCAACGCAGACGACTGGTGGTGGCTCTCTACCGCATACAGCACCGCCTCCAATGGGTACGAGCATAGCGCCCGCTGCGTCGGGTACGATGGCACGCTGAACTGGAGCAGCGCCTTCATCGGCTACTACGGCCTGCGCCCCGCTTGTTATCTGGACTCCGATCTCCTGATCTCCGTCGAGGATGACGAGACCATCGAGGACGTCACGCCGGAGCGCGCCAGCGAGATCATCGCGGCACTGGCCGAGCAGTTCGGCGGCACCTTTGCCACCGAGGATCAACTGACCACGGCGCTCTCGTTCATGCTCGGCACGCTGAGGGCCACCCGGGAGAAGGAGGCGGCCCATGAGTAAGCAGACCGGCCTCGACTTCATGCGCACGGCTACGGCCGAGGAGATCGCCAAGGTGCTCGCCACGGGCCACCCGCCGACCGGCGAGGTGCATTGTGACTGTACGAGCTGTGAACGCTGCTGGCTCGAGTGGCTCACGACCGGCGAGCCCGCAAAGTGCCACTGCGGCACCGTCAAGGAGGTGCCCCATGAGTAACCTCGCCAGCCTGTTCGACCGCTACAAGGCCCTCGTCATCTTCGACACGGAGACCAGCGGCCTCAACCCGGGAGACGACCAGATCATCGAGCTCGCGGCGCTGCGCGTGGAACGCACGCAGGCCGGGGCCCTGCGGATCGCCGGCAAGATGGACACCTTCATCCGGCTGCCGGAGGGCGAGCGGCTCCCCGAGAACATCGTCACCCTCACCGGCATCACCGATCGGCTGCTGGAGACCGAGGGCGTGCAGAGTGGCACGGCCGTCAGCCGCTTCCTCAAGCTGGTCAAGCCCGGCCCTGTCCTGATGGTCGCCCACAATGCGCAGTTTGACGCCTGTTTTCTGCGGGAGCTGCTGCGGGGCTTCAAGCCCGGCCACCTCGACTGGCTGGACAGCCTGACGGTCTACAAAGACCGCCGCCCCTACCCCCACAAGCTCGCCAATGCGATCCTCGCCTACGAGCTGGAGGACAAGGTGCAGAACAGCCACCGGGCCATCGACGACGTGCTCGCCCTGTTCGAGGTGCTGAAGGCCATGGACGAGGAACGGGACGACCTCGGCAGCTATGTCAACCTGTTCGGCTATAACCCCAAGTACGGCGTCAGCGGCCGCCGGATCACCGGCGTGCGCTATGAGCCGCATGGCTTCAACAAGAGCATCACGCGCCCCGAGCAGACGCTCCCGGCCCGGATGTCACGGAGGTGAAGAACATGGCCCCGGCCATCACCATCACGAGCGAGGAGCTGCGCGAGCGTGTCGAGGAGCACCTCGGACACTGGATCCCCGACAGCCTGTGGGAACGCTCCGAGCCCTATGCCCGCAGGAAGCTCGACCTCTGCCGGGAGCGCAGCCCGGAGATCGACTACTACAACGACGAGTACCTCGTCCTGCTGACCGCCGACACCGTCAGGGAGACCGCGTTCAGCGACTTCACAATCGCAGCCTGCGAGGCCCTCATGACGGCCCGGGGCCAGTGAAAGGAGAAAACCATGGAAGCAACAAAAGAAAGGGCCGCCCGACGCGACCGGGCGACCCCTGCGAGAACATCCGGCAGCTCGCCAGCGCACGGATCCCGCACCCAAAGTATAACACGCCGCCGGCGCCGTGCCAAGGCCCGGATCCGACAGACGGCCGTCCTTCTGACCGCCGCGGTCATGGTCGCCGGCATCGGCGTGGCCGTCTCGACCATCGGGACAGACCGACCGACGGCCGCAGACCTTCCGACACCGACCGCAGAACAACCGGCAGTCGTAATTCAAACACTGGCAGCGAGTACGCAGACGCCGGAGCCGACCGAGGCGCCCGTCCGCTTCTACCTCAGCGCCAGTGAGCGCGACACCGTGGAGCGTGTCGTCATGGCCGAGTCTGGCGGCGAGAGCTTCGAGGGGCAAATGCTGGTCGCTCAGTGTATTCTCAACGCCGCCGAGAAGGAGGGCGTGCAGCCCTCTGAGGCCGTCGTGATTTACAGCTACACCAGCAACCGCCCCGACCCCACGCAGAGCGTCAAGGACGCCGTCGCGGCCGTATTTGACCGCGGCGAGGTCGCCATCGACGCCCCCGTCATGTACTTCTACAACCCCGCCCTCGTGACGAGCGACTGGCATGAGAGCCAGATCTTCGTCGCAGAGGTCGGCGGCCACCGCTTTTTCGCAGAAAGGAGCCCGGCAGCATGATCCAGCCCAACACCGTCATCACCGGCGACAGCCTGACTGTGCTACGCAGCATGGACGACGAGAGCGTCGACATGGTCATCACTGACCCGCCCTACGGCATCGACTACCAGAGCGGGCGCAAAGAAAAGGAGCGCCGACTCGCAAAGATCAAAAACGACAAGGCCCCGTTCATCTGGTGGATCTACGACGCCGCCAGAGTCGTGAAACGCGGGGGGGGGGTACTTTGCTTCGCAAGATGGGATGTGCAGCAGACCTTCATGGACGCCCTGCGGCTCGCCGGCCTGACAGTCAAGTCGGTGATCGTGTGGGATAAGAAGGCGCACGGCATGGGAGACCTCAAGGGCTCCTTTGCCCCGCGCTATGAGGTCATCATCTTCGCCGCCAAGGGCCGCTTCGAGCTGCCCGGGAAACGGCCGGACGACCTGATCGCCTGTGCCAAGGTCGGCAACCAAAGCCTCACACACCCCAACGAGAAGCCCGTCGAGCTGCTGGAGCAGCTCATAGAGGCGACCACCACCCCGGACGCCCTGATCCTCGACCCCTTTGCCGGCAGCGGCTCCACGCTCGTCGCTGCCGCCAAAACAGGGCGCCAGTACATCGGGATCGAGATAGATGAACATTACAGCCAACTCGCGGCCACGCGGGCCGCAGAGCACCAGAAAGGAGCAACCGCATGAGCGATAAAACCACCGCGGCCATCGCCGCAGAACAGCAGGCAGAGGCCCCCGAGGCCCCTGCCGCGGGGGCCCCGCCCGCCCCCCCCCCCCCGCCGCCCGCCGTCACCCTCGACGAGCTGGAGCAGGTCGACCTCGGCACCGTGGAACAGGGCGAGCGCGCCCCCTTCCGCATCACTGACGACCGTTGCGCCGACTGGGCCATCCGCAAGATCGCCGAGGAGCGCAGCGAGTACAACCGTCTGAAGGAGCTGGCCGACCAGCAGAAGGCGGCCATCGAGGAGAAGGTCGAAGCCGCCCGCCGGCGCATGGAGAACGGCACCGCCTTCCTGACCTCCTGCCTCGCCGACTTCTTCAACACCGTGCCACACAAGACCACCAAGACGACCGAGAAGTACCGGCTGCTCTCCGGCACCCTGACCCTCAAGAAGGGCACCGTCAAGGCCACGGTCGACGACGCCAAGCTGGTGCCGTGGCTGCGTGAAAACGGCTACGGCGACCTCGTCAAGGTCGAGGAGTCGGCCAAGTGGGGCGAGCTGAAGAAACTGCTCGCCTACACCGGCGAGATCGCCACCATCCAGAGCACCGGCGAGATCGTGGAGGGCGTCACGGCCTACGAGACCCCGGCCACCTTCACGGTCGACATCTAAAGGAGGTGCCACATGGCAACTGAGACCAAAAAGACGGAGGCGGCCGCTGCTGCGGCCCCTCCCATCGAGGCCCGCTGTCTGACGCTCCGGCAGAAGCTCGTGGAAATGCGGAAAGCCTGCCCGGAGATCGTCAAGAAGAAGCACAGCGAAGGTGTCAAATACAAGTACGCCAAGATCTACGACGTGTGGGAGAAAATCACCCCCATCATGAACGAGCTCGGCGTCGACTTCGAGGTCATCGGCGAGAAGGCCACGCGCTACGCCGAGAACGGCGACCCGGTCTACTGGATCACCATGCAGACCAAGACCTACAACGGCGACAAGCTCATGTTCCTCTACGAGGCCGACCTGACGATCCGCTGGATCAACCTCGACAACGACGACGAAACGCTGGAGGCAGTCGTCCACGCCCTCGGCTGGAACGACGACCCGGCCAAGGCCAAGGGGGCCGCCCACACTTATGCCCTGAAATACTACCTGTTCGAGAAGTTCAGCATCGACCAAGGTGAGGACGACCCCGACAACAGCGACTTCGGCGCGCAGAGTAAAGGCTCCGGGGGCGGCTCTGGCGGCTCCAGACAGGGCCAGCAGCGTCAGGGGCAGGGCTCTGGCCGCCTGTCCGAGGCACAGCTCAGCCGCCTCTACAAGAAGGCAGAGGCCGCCGGCATGACCAAGGAGCGCACCATCGCCCGGATCCTCGAGAAGTACAAGAAGCAGGATCCGGCCACCCTGACCCGGCAGGAGTACGACGAGATCTGCAACTCCCTCGACGCTGCTGCCGCGCAGCATAACCAGCAAGGAGGTCAAGGCTGATGTATAACCACACAGGACTGCAAGGGCGGCTGACGGCCGACCCTGAGCTCAGACACACCCCGAGCGGCGTGGCGATCACCAGCTTCCGGCTCGCCAGCGACACCGGCCGCAAGACCAAGGACGGCCAGAAGATCACCAACTTCATCGACTGCGTCGCGTGGCGTGCGCAGGCCGAGTTCGTCAGCAAGTACCTCACCAAGGGCCGGCTCCCTCTCCCCCGCGGGGGGCGCCCGCGCCCCGCCCCCACCGGGCAG